AAACTGCAGCAGGTGTAGCAACATCAACTTCTACTACATCAACTTCTACTACATCAACTACCACTACAACTACATCTTCATCAACCAGTAGTTCTTCTTCATCATCTGGATCCTCTGGTTCTTCTAGTGGAGGTTACTAAAAAACCTTTTTGACCAAAAAATATGCCGAGTTTTTTTTCCGCTTTCCTGGGAATCAAAAGTCGAATAATATATGACCCCCCTACTCTTGCATGGGACTACCTGTTCTGTACCTTGCGTTAACAAATAAACTTTCTATCTCTAGTATATAACTAGTGTCATAAAATCTTGAGTCTTTAATCTCGTTCATTGCCTGTGATGCACTGCATAAAGAGTGCTGTTCATAAGTGCGTCTTCCATGATCCGTATAAAATTTTGGATTTTGCGGGTGATGTAAGTTATCGCCTGACATGTATTGTGTTGAATTCTACACACTATTTTATAACGAAACCCTCACAAATAGAGGGTTTTTTTATAATGATTTAAGTTTTCCGTTACACTCTCGCAATAATATCTCCATCATCATCGTCTTCATCATCCAAAGGATCATTCAACTGTTGTATTCTTTTTTGTAATGATTTGTCTAATACTCTGTCGGTAAATGTATTGTCAGGAGTGAATTTAATATCAACTTCACCCTCTTCCCAATCAGGTTTAAACTTTACTACCAACAACTCATCCCCTTCTTTTACTTCATCAAGTTCTGGATGTCTTCTTGGTCTTTGTTCTAAGTTATTAATATCACTAAGATTTTTAAATATCAAAGCAAATGCTGCACCTGTAAGGCACAGCATAGTTGCAATGAATATTAGTGCTAATAACGTTGTCATATCCGTGGAATATAAGACTTATACTTTTCTACTTGAGGTATTATATCACTTTCAACTTTATCAATGATGTCATCAATTACATTTACATCTATATCTAAGAACGGTGGAATGATGCCAAGTATACGGAGTAATCCATCAACAAACAAAGCAAGAGCAGTAAATCCTAGTATCATACTAATGATAGTAGCGTCTCTGTTATGCTTCGCCATAGATGCTTCATCTATTGCTCTTGCTTCATCAACTGCTGCCTTTATTAAGGCATCTACTTCTTTCTTTGTGTAAAATGCACCTACTCCAGGTATATCATGTATATCCATTATCCTCCATCAATATCACAACCAATTACAGAACCTCCTACAATACCTAGAGGTATTGCCCACCAACGACCATCTCCTTGAGATAGTGCTGCTGCTGCACCTCCACCTAAAATTCCTCCAAGGACACTTCCTTCAATACATTCGTTACCATCAGGTGATGGTGTTCTAGGACGTATAACAGTTGGTCTAACTGGTCTGTTGCATGGTACTTCAACAGTATCATGCCAAGTTTTTACATATCCTGGACTACGTGCAGTACCAGGAACATACTCTTCTCTATACTCTTTACGAGTACATGTACTACTAGATGAATAACCTGGTTGATAACTATTAGCAGTTCTCCACCAAGGTCTTCGTACGGGTTCTTCCCATGTATCTTGCACATTAACTTGCCTGTATGGGGCACGAGAATGATTAAGTAATGCTCTTTCTTGACTTGTTGTAGCAGTAGCAAGACGAGAAGGATCTGTCAAAAAGTCCAGTGGACCTGCAGAAGCAGGACCAGCAAGGACTAACAATAATAAAGGAGTGAGTTTCATTAATCTTCTTCAGCTAACTGTGAAAAATATGAAAGGGGATCTTCACCTTCAGTATCTACAGGAGAAGCAGCGACTGCTTTCTCTCTGAAGTCTGATACTTCCTTACCCCAATTAGCAGGTGCTACTGGTTCATCCTCTTCAGGAACTACAGCAGGTGCTTGACGTGTTGCCTTACCAAGTACAAGGTTTAACCTTGACTGGAGTTGCTCATAAGATTTGAAATTCTTCTGATCTTCAAACTCTGAAAGAGAATATGCTTTCTTCCAGATTGCTTCAAGTTCAGCATCATCAAATCCACCTAGCGTTGCAGGTGCTGCGAACTCTGACTTGTCATAGTTCCAGTAACCGTCAACCTTTCTGATCTTAACTTTGAAATCAGCACCCTTCCAGAAATTGAAAGGATCTAATGGTGTCTCATCTGCAAATGCAGGTTGCATTGCTTCGACAAGTTTGTCAAAGATCTTCTTACCATACTTATAAAGGAATACTTTTCCTTCATTTTCTGGATGTGCAGGATCACTTACAACATAGATGTTAGAGTAGTAAGATAGCTTACGCTTCTGTACTCTAGCAGTTGCTTTATCCTGTTCACGACCACTGTTCCAAAGTTCCCTGTTTAATTCTCCAACGGGATCATCCTTACCAATAGTGGTAAGAGAGTTCTCGATGTACCACTGACCACCAGGTCCTTTGAAGGAGTGTGACCAGATCTTTGCCCAAGGCATATCCTCTCCATCTGGAGCAGGAAGGAAACGAATTACTGCGTAACCGTTGCCTGACTTATCCAACTCAGGTTTCCAAAGACGCTCATCAGCACCTCCACCACCTTGAGGTTGATTTAACTTTTCGATCTCTTGCGTGAGTTTAGCGAAGGTATTTCCTGCAGAGGAAGCCTTCTTTAATGAAGCAAAAGACATAATTGTATTCTCCGTATTAAGTGTGTATTTGATTGCTACTGTGTAATCGTAGCATACTATTTAGGTCTAGTCAACAGCTAATGTGACGGTTTTCGGACTGTTTTGAGGCACGTGTATTTCCATGCCATCACTCTCTTCAACCTTGGTATTATTAGCTTCAACCATATTATATTTTGTATTTGGTATTGGATCAAGATTGAAATTGATAATACATCTATCATTATACTGAGGATGATTAGATCTATGTTCAAACTGACCATCAAATACTAACAGTCTTCCTTTCTTAGGATCAACTCTCTTTATTATCTTACCTTCATCAACTATCTCAGTAGGACCATCAGCATCATTGACATAGTATATCATAGCAAGATGAGGGAAGTCCTGATCTACATGTAACTGATCTCTTCTATCATCTAACTTACTTTCATTCTTAATGTGTAAAAATGCTCTACAATTAAAAATACTAGCATCCTGTAGGTTTAATGTATTGTAAACATTAAATGCTATCGGTAAAAATATCTGAAAGTATTCTGATTTAGTATCCTTACTTAAAAGTAAAGAAGAAAACGTTGTACCTCTCTCAGATACTCTATTAGGAAAGGTTGGATCAAAATTATAGAACCAAGGAAACTTATGTCCAAAACATAACTGTTCAATATAATTCTGATGATGCTCTGAGATAACATTATCAATCACCAACATCTCATCAAGAATTTTTAAATGATCTCTATGATCAGAATTCTGATAAGACTCATCGCTTTCAAACATTTACTTGTCCTGTTCTTTTAGTGCTGCTTTATCTAGTGTCTCTATCATTGCATCCATACAATGTAGCAATGATTCATATCCAAATGCTTGAGACAATGCATTAATTCTCATCTTCATATCTGCTGCTTCAGGATCTTCTTTAGAAGCAAGAGATAATCTAGTAAAGAAAGTTCTTTGTTTATCAACAAGTACCTTACACTTATCAATGTGTTCTACCCTTTCATGACTAGTCATCTTAGGTAGTTGTGAAGTGACAGCTGCAATCTCCTGATACGTATTAAATATATCATTTAGATTACTTTGAACTTGATCTGATTTAAAAAATGTGCCTTGCGTCATAAAGGTAATACTCCTTTCGATGATTGTTTCATATAATTTAAGCGTTGTGCCTCATGCTTTAATCTTTCCTTCAATGGTTTAGATATTAACTTAGGAACAGTTTCCAATTCAATTTCATTTTCTTGACAGTAAGTAACTACTGCTTCAATGTAAGTGATAAGTCCTTCACTCTTTAGAACTAATCGTTCTATCTCTGCTGAGAATTTAGTAGGTGTTAGGAACTTATCCTCTAGATCTTTAATTTCTTTAGGCATTTTTTCCCCTAACAAATTCCTCGATATAGGATTTAAGTAGTTGTAGATAGTCATCAAGATTGTACTTCTGAAATACTTGTACAGACCCGTCTTCAACCGCAATGAGTGTGACAATTTTCTTTACCTCAATACCTGTGAGTTCGAGGAACATTGCTGCGTAAGCAGTTTCTTGAACAAAGTAATGCTCAACCCAGTCCTCTTGTTTTTCTTTAGTGGAGGTTTTAAAATCAATTACTGCTAACTCACCATCAAAC